GTTACTCAGGATGTCAGGCGTGAAGATAAGGACAGACCAGATTTGGGAATCTGTGATTATATAGATCCGTCCTCTCCTCTCCCACCCACTCCACAACCACCCGATGAAACGACAGATTTAAGGTGCGTGATTTCTGGGAATACAAATCTGAAAAATGGATATTATCGTAAATTTACTGTAACTTTTTCAGATAATGACGAAAATACTGTTGACTGGCAGGATGTAGATTATCAGTGGAATGTAAAATCAGATTTTGATGTCAAACAAACTATTACAGATAATAAAATAACTGTTTCTGTTAATGATGAGAACCTTATTGGAGGTTCTTTTTTTGTACAAATTATCATTGGTGGGGCTGTCTTATCTGAGATAAAAGTAAATATTGTTGAGTGATGGAGGTGTATATTTATCGGAAAATCAAGAAGTTATGAAATTATTGAATACAGAAAACTTATAGAAAGGCAAATATGCACTTCTCCTGAGATCATAAAATTACTCGGATGTGAGAATGAAGAATATCCAGAAGATATTATTCCATATAAATATTCATTTCCACATGAATACATACCAGGAGTTCAAAGCGAAACAAAAAGATTCATTAATTATGAAATCAGTGCCCTTATTGATCCTAAAAATAATGTATTCAAAGATTTAACCATTTATTTCTTTGTAGTGTGTCACGAAGATATTATTCAGTATACAGAAAAAGGTAGAACATATTTATGGTATGACAAAGCCGTTTGCGAACTAGATAATATTTTTTGTGAAAAAAATATATTAGGAATCGGAAAAACTATGCTTACAAGTAATATACCCTATGCTCCTCAAATGAAATTCAAAGGAAGGTTATTAAAATTTATAGTAAAGGATTTTAATAATGGGTTGAAATATGGAAAATAAAAAAAGTTTTTTAAATCTATCTTCTGTCGATATTCCCGACACCAAATTTTCTGTACGAATTCCTACTGTCCGAGAAATATTGGAAGACGAATTTACTTATTATGATATTATTTCTTCTCTTACTGCAAGTCCGTTTCAATATATGGTTCAATTAGATGATATAGGAATTGATTTCACAACAGTAACAGATTATCAGTTGTTTATGATGCTATTTACCGTTTATGTTAAGTCTGATTTATCAATTGTATTTGGAGATTTAGATATTTCAGACTTTATGGTAAAGAATAAGGGCAATGGGTTTTTGTACAGTCCTAAGAACAATATAGAAATTAATGAAAAGGTGTATTACGACATAGTTAATACTATAAGGACAATCAATCTACTTGAAAAGGTAAAGTATAAGCCAGGTAATGAATCGGCACGAAAGTATTTATTAGAAAAAGAACGAAAAAACCAAAAAAGAAACGCTAAAAAGAAACGGGAACCATATTTAGAGAAACTTGTTATTGCTTTAGTAAATACAAGTGAATTTCCATACGATTATGATTCATGTATGGATTTATCTATATACAGATTCAATCAAAGTTTTAAGCAGATACAACATAAAATTGCATTTGATAACACAATGGTTGGTGTATATGCTGGCACTGTAGATACATCCAAATTGAGCAATAAAGATATTCTCTCTTGGATTCCAAATAAATAACTCTAATTTTAAAAACAAGACCGTAACTGGTCTTTTTTATTTTGCAAATAAACAAAAAGCAGGAGGACAATCAATGAATATTGATAAGTTTACAATTACATCCTATGATCAGATTACGGGATTTGATAGAACAAACGGTAGTCTGGAAATGATTCTTGATGAACTCAGTGATTTTACTTTATCACACGAGGAAGAGAAAACTGATATCACTGGTAAAGGTGGCAGAGTTATTAGTTCTTTGAAAAAGAACAAGAAGGTTACTGGTAAGGGTACTAATGGTATGTTGTCTGGTGGTGCATTGGCAGCTATGCTTGGTGCGGAAATTGAAGATGGTAAACATATTATCAGATATACGGATACAATCACAGTATCTTCTAATAAGGGAGTTACTACAGAAACCGCTATTGGTACGGTTGGAAATGAAATTGGAACTATTTATGTTAGGGATGCAAATAATGCTTACATTTCTGGTGGTAAAAAGTTAACACAAACAAGTGCTGAACCTGCTACTGGAGAATTTTCTTATGATCCAACCACTAAAGAAGTTACATTCTTTGCTGGCGATGTGGCAGATGGCACGGAAGTAATTACATTCTATGATGCAGAAGTAGAAGGAAAGAAAATTTCTAACAATGCAAATAATTATAGTAAAACTCTCCAGGTATTTATAGATGTAACTTGTCAGGATGGTTGTGACAATCTTTTTCACGGACAGTTTATTATTGATAGGGCTGATTTCACTGGGACATTTGATATTCAGGGCGGTTCCGATCCTGCTACACAAGGATTTGAATTTACTTCTATGCCAAATTTGTGTACTGGAAAAAGCGACTTATGGGATTTTGTGCTCTTTGACTAAAGGTAATATAAAGCTTGGATTGGTGTGTTAAATATACTCATCAGTCCAGATTAAAACGGAGGTCAATATGTCAAATAAAAAGATGATTCCTTGCCGTATTTGTGGAAAACTTTTTGAGCCTTGCTCATACTGCCAGTCACACTCAGATATTTTTAGATGGCGCAATTTTGCATGTTCAAGAGAGTGTGCCACAAAATATATTAATGATACTATTGCATATCGTGAATCACAAAAACGACAAGTAACCAAAAATAAAACAATAGAAACAAATGAGCTTAATCCAAAACCTTCTACTACAAAGAGTGCTATGATAAAGCGAAAAACTAATAAAAAAGCTATGGAAGAAATTATTAAAAACGATCCAGAAAATAATGAAACCGAATAAGGATATTGTGTATTGTAATTTTGTAGGGTTATAACTAATACACAATATTTTTGTAATAGTTATAACCCTATTTTTTACGATTTGAGGTGATAAAAATTAAACAGGGAATAATTTTTGATTCCTTAGATGAAGTTTATGAACATTATAATAATGATGTTTTAAAACTGGTAAATATTAAGCAATTACTCTTCTATTCTGATATATGTGGCATTCAGCCTGATTGGATTGGAAAATCTGTTTATGATGGAAAACTAATTGCTTATTACGGCAAGGAGCGTACAAAAGAATGTTGGGAACGTTGGAAGCGATATGATACTTAATCAAACAGAACAACAATTTCAAGTGGTGACATAAATGTTATTAAGGACTAAGAAAAAATCACATGAACGTACTATGCATCAATTAGAGCAACGGCTTCAAATTGCAGAAATGAAGCACGAAGAATGGGAAATAAAATATGAGATATTCAAATCATATCTTCCATTTCACATCAAACTAAAATTCAATAAATTAGTAGTATTACTATCCATTGTCGCAATTATATCCTATACAATTGCGGCTATTTTATTGCAAAAGTATACCTTAGTAGAATTAAGCCCTACTCTTACAACTTGTGTGTATGCATTTTTCGGAACAGAATTACTGGGGTTAGCGAGTATTAAGATATGCGATACTAAATTCACACAGATTGAAAATAATGTAACAGAAAATATTGATGACCCTGAAGCGGTCGGTTAGGAGGAATTATGAATATTTTAGATGGCATTAGAAATTTCTTAGAGTTAGTTAATGATAACTGGACGTCTATCGTTGTCGTAATCGGACTTGTAATTGCAATTACTAAAAAGGGCATTGCTTATTTTAGTAAATCTGATGAAGAGAAAATTGCTATTGCAAAGAAACAGATTCAGGAAACAATGCTGAAATTAATCAGTGACGCAGAACAGGATTATGATGAATGGAAACAAGCTGGTTCAATTAAACGTGCGCAGGTTATTGATGAATTATTTACAAACTATCCCATTTTATCAAAAGTAACCGATCAGGAAGATTTGATTAAGTGGATTGATGACACTATTGATGAAGCGTTAGTAACTTTAAGGGAAATTGTAGAAACCAACAAACAGTCATGATAGATAATAGAGAAAATAATCACTGGACTGTTTATGTGCATATTATTCCAAAGGAATTATCTGGATATGATTGGGATAAATATTATGTAGGAATAACAAGTCAAAAAGTCAAAAAACGTTGGCAACGAGGTTTAGGATATAAAAGAAATTCCCCATATTTTTGGAACGCGGTACAAAAGTATAATTGGGATGAAATGTTTCATGAAATAATTGCAGAAAAACTAACAGAATCTGAAGCAAAAGAATTAGAAAAAATATTAATTCTAAAATTGAAATCTAATAACAGAAAATATGGATATAATCTTACTCTTGGTGGTGAAGGTAGTTTTGGATTAATTGGAAAGAAAGCAAACAGACATAGAACCATATTTCAATATGATTTACTTGGAAATTATATAAATACATACGGTTCAATTGCTGAAGCAACAAAAGAAATAACAGGAAAAGAAAATTCAACTTCATCTGTTATACGTGCAAATATAAATGGAACAAAAAGAAGTGCCTATGGTTTTTTATGGTCGGATGATATTAATAAAATTCCACAATATTGGCCAATAAAAACTAAAACACCAATACTTTTAAGGATAAGAAAGAATAAAATTTTATATTTTAAAAATATTTCTGATGCCTCTAATAAAACAGGATATTCCAAAAGTTTTATTAGAGGCGTTTTATGTGGAGATAAAAAGTCTAAATATATATGGGAATACATGAACTATAAAGATTTTTACCAAAATCATTATTATGACTATAAAAATCAAAGTTGTTTTAAAATAAGGTAGGTTATAAAATGGCCAAAAAATCTATTGATGTTATTAAATATTTTGAAAATTTATATAATAGTAAAAGTATATATTGTTGGGGTGCAAATGGGGAAATTATGACTCCAGAATTGGCTACAAAATTATATAATATGTACCATAATAATACATATAATAAAAAATATTATGACGAAAAGTTAAAAGAGGGACTTAATAAAATTGTTGCAGATTGTTCAGGAGCAATGTGCCCTGTGTCTGGATTTGATACCACTGCTCAGGGATATTACAACAAATGCACTGCCAAAGGAAGTATTTCTTCTATCCCAAAAGATACAGCCTGTTTAGTATTTAAAGGAAAATCTACATCAGCCATCAATCATATCGGCTTCTATATTGGTAATGGATATGTTGTTGAAATGAAATCCAGCAAAGAGAATTGTGCCAGAAGTAAATTGGAAAATGGCGGGTGGAAATGGTATGGCATCCCAAACTGGATTGACTACTCTTCTGCTCCTACACCAAACACATCATCTATTATAAAATGTGTAGACGTAAGTTCTTACCAGAAAGATATTAATTGGAATCTCGTCAAATCTGCCGGAGTTAATCATGCAATTTTAAAAGTAATTCGTAAAGACTTAAATCCAGACACTAAGTTTGAGCAAAATTGGAGTGGCTGTCAATCTGCTGGAATAACGGTCAGCGGCGTCTACAATTATTCCTACGCCACTAATGTCCAAAAAGCAAAGTCCGATGCACAAAGAGTATTATCTGTTTTAAATGGAAGAAAATGCACTGTATGGCTCGATTTAGAGGATAAATGCCAGCAAGGATTAGGCTCTTTGATAAAAGATATCATCAACGCTTATAGAGATGTTATTGTATCTGCTGGATATGATTTTGGAATATATACGGGTCCATCTTTCTATAACCCATATATAAAGCCATATATTTCACAAATTAAATGTGATAAATGGTGGCTGTCCAGGTATTATAATGGATACAATAAGATGGCAATATCTATCAATCCAAATGAACAATATAACCCCAAATTAATGACAGGAATGAGTGATATTTATGCATGGCAGTACACTTCATCTGGACAAGTTCCTGGAATTAATGATGGTGTCGATTTAAGCATCCTAAAATCCCGTATCAATTATACATATGTCAGCCGATGTTTAGCCCAAAGAGTTCAATAATCTCTCTCTGAAAAGCTGTTGTCGTTGTGTAGATCGGCTTACGTTTCCCTTCAACAGAAACTACCCGCAGGGATTTCATCTCATCTATCACTTCCTGCATATTATGGCTCTTGAACCATCCGGCCTCATTCATGATGTTTTTAATCTGGGAAGAAAGTATCAGGGCGATATACTGGATAAACAGCCGCCCGTCCATTGCTGCTGAGGAATGGATACGCAGCCTTTTCATATCAAGGTCATTTTTCAGGTCATCGAAATGCTTTTCTATTGTATCCTTCATCCGGTATATTTCAAGTGCCTCCACCGGGTCTTTGACATCATTTGTCGCAAGCACAAGCCAGCCGACACTGTTCTTTCTGCAGGCATCTATTGCTTCCTGATTGTATTCAACCTTCCTGCCCCGCTTAGGAGTCTCCTTGACAGTAAAAAATCTTTCGTAGTCTTTCTGATGCTCTTTTACCGTACTCCCTGAGCAGAGTTCCTCATATTCCATCAGGATCCGGTGGCTGAACTTTTTCTCATCCAGCGCCGCTTTGATACTGTCAAAATAAACATGAAGGTAGCAGCGGTGCCCTTTCCACTTTATGAGTTCTGTGTCCGCATAGAGTTCTTCCCCAAGGACATTACAGTAATGGCGGTAAGAGACCATTTCATCATTGCGGTGGCGCTCTGCCGCATCCAAAGAAAGGGATGTCGTAAACGGAACGCCAACCAGAAACCGCATATGCCTTCTGTACATAGCATCCACGTTATCCTCGCTGTAAAACCCCTTATCCATGACCATATGCAACCGTTTCGCGTCAACGAGGTCAAACCTTTTAAGGCTTTCCTCCATCGTGCTGACATCATGGATGCTCCCAGGCATAGCCCTGAAGAATAAAGGAAGACGGCTTGTATGTCCGCTGACCATCAGGAGATTGACCTGCGGAAGTTTTTCTTTGTCTCTGTTGTACCCATAGGATACAAATTCGTTCATCTCACTATAGGAGGAAACGCTTGTGATGTCCATGCAGTAATACCTGTCACAGCTATTATGTTCCAGCCATGCTGAAAAGAAGCCCTGGACGAGTTCCGGCGTGATCCGTATCAGCAGTTCACTGATCCGCTGGTCGGCAAGCACCGTCCCATAAGGCGTGACTGCCTGCCGGGACCATTTTTCAGCTCTGGACAGCGCCTGCCCTTCGCTGACAAGGTAATAGGCGCATGTCAGGATGGCATCCCAGTCATTGGGAAAGGATCTTTTCAGTATATGGCCGAGCCCGATATCTGCACATACCTTATCCAAAAGGGAGGATACGCCACAACTGTAAGTGAAGCATTTGGGCGGCTCTTTTTCTGATTTGGTCGTAATATTTTTCTGATTGCCGCCACGCATGCCATTTGGCTGCACTGTTCCGGTTTCCGGGTCAAGATGCCCAATGCACTTACGTTTTGATTTTGGTTTTTTTGACTTTTTATCCCAGTATGAGACGTTTTCATAAACGTATGTGGTGCCATTCTTGTGTTTTAGATAGACCAGAGATGCCATGCTGATTCCCTCCGACATATGTATAATTCCCTGTTTTTAGTATACCATTTATACATATGTTTGTAAAGAAAAACATTGGCTAAACACCGATTTTATAAGGGATTTGGGGAATAAGCTTAAAACCTATGTATAACAATTTCGGGAGATTAGGATAATACGGTCGTTGTCTGCCCTCGGAAATTTCCGCTACAATAACAGTCTTACCGTCAACTGTCCGTAATGTAATATCTGGAATAAT